GTGAGGTGATGCAATGAATATCTGGAATATCGTATCAGTCACTGCGGGGGTTGTTTGTTTATTTCTTATACTCTTGTTTGGGTATGCGATGACAATCGGGCTGCTGTCAGGGATTGACGAAGTAAAGCACAAAAACAGAGATTGAGAGGTGATCCAATAATCTTGGCTTGCAGGAATAGTCTGCTAATCTAACCAGTCGAAAGACTGGTTTTTATTTTGTCCAAGCATTGATGACGCTAAAAGCTATGGAACACAACATAGTCGGGGACGACTTTAAAAATAGGAGGTTCGCATGAACGAAGAGACAGAAGTAGTCGAAACGGTTGAAGATGTTGCAAAGGTAACGGCCGAACCAGAAGAACATCAAGAAGAACCGAAAGACGAAAAGAAGTACACGGACGCAGATGTTGACAAGATCATCAACAAGAAATTTGCCAAGTGGAAAGAAGAAGCTGAAAAAGCTGAGAAAGAAGCTGAGAAGTTGCGCAAGATGAACGCTGAACAGAAAGCAGAGTATGAAGCTCAAAAACAAGCTGAACGCATTGCCGAATTGGAAGCGCAATTGAACCGCAACGGACTCGAAAAAGAGGCTTCCAAAATGCTGTTTGAAGCTGGAATCACAGCCGATGAAACAGTGCTTGACTTTGTTGTACGCAACAATGCAGAAGACACACAACAGTCAGTACAGTCGCTCATTGGTCTTGTAAATACCCTCGCAGACGCAAAAGTACAAACGATGCTAGTTGGTAAGACACCAACCAAGCAAGAAGAAACTGGTCAAGGGATCACCAAGGAACAATTCCGTAAGATGGGCTATCAAAGCCGAAACGAATTATTCCAAACGAACCCAGAACTATATAACCAATTGAAAGGATAATTATTTATGCCACAAGGAATTACTCAAAAAGCTACTATGGTAGTGCCAGAAGTCATGGCTGACATGGTATCAGCTAAATTGCCCAAACTAATCAAATTTACCCCACTCGCTTATGTAGACAACACGCTTGTAGGACAACCCGGAGACAAGATCACAGTACCAAAATGGGAATATGCAGGAGACGCTGCAGAAGTCGCAGAAGGTGTAGCAATCACTTTGGACCAATTGACTACTAAAAAGTCTGAAATGACAATCAAAAAGGCTGCTAAAGGGTATGAAATCACAGACGAAGCCCTTCTTTCCGGTCTTGGCGACCCAATCGGACAAGCAGTATACCAAGCCTCACTTGCCCTTGCTAACAAAATTGATAATGACCTTGTAGAAGCTGCGAAAGGCGCAGTCCAAAAAGTAGCCGAAACAGCTACTACTGTTGACAACTTGCAAAAAGCCCTCGACATCTTCGAAGATGAAGACGATGCATCTTATGTTGCCTTGGTTAACCCTGCAGACGCTGCTGCTCTTCGTAAAGATGCGGCTCAAAACTGGACTAAAGGTTCAGAACTCGGTGCAGAAACAATCGTAAACGGAACATTCGGTGAAGTCCTCGGTGTTCAGATCGTTCGTACAAACAAAGTGGAAAAAGGTAAAGGCTTCCTCGTAAAAGTCTCTGCTGATGCTACTGATACAGACGATGTGAACAAATACGGTGCATTTGTTATTGCATTGAAACGTGATGTAATGGTTGAAACTGACCGTGACATCTTGAAGAAAGCAACTGTCATTACCGCTGACAAACACTATGGAACATACCTCTATGATCCATCACGAGTTGTCAAATTCGGTGAATAATTTCAAAAGGGGGTGACAACGTGAGCATGCTACTACGTTATCACTATCAACAAAGCAAACCAGTCGAACCTGAAAAGACTGAAAATGTTGCTTTGGAAGATATGACGCTAAAAGATTTGAAGTCTTTAGCGAAAGAAACTGGTGTTGAAGGCTATTCTACGCTTGCAAAAGCTGAATTAGTCGAAGCATTGAAAGGATGATTTGATTATGTCGTACATCGATAAAGTAAAAGTGCTGTTGAATATCGAGGACGACTTGCAGGATAAGATGCTTGGTTTAATCGAAGAGATGACAACCCAGCATTTTACTGCCTATACTGGAGATTTTGGAGTGCCAGAGAAGTTTGATTACATGATTATTGAAATCATGATCGAACGATTCAACCGCATTGGGTCGGAAGGTTACTCTAAGAAAACACTCGAAGGCCTGACTCTTGAATTTAATCAAGACGATTTTGCTCGATTTAACAAGATCTTGAAACGTGAGTACCCATCTATCCTTGAAAATCGAGGATTTAAGATGCTATGAGAGAAAGCGAACGTGTAGAACTCGTATTTCAGGCTGGAAAACCTAAATATGATCCAGAATTAGGACGAATGAGCAACGCAGAGCCTACTAAAAAGGTATTACCTTGCTTTATTTCTGAATTAGGACTGGAATTGAAAGTTAAACTGCTTGAGAAAGTCGATGTAGATGCCAAAGTCTTACGTTTTAATCACGTTATAAATGGCCCTATTTCGTCCGTTGTCATTGCTGGTAAACGTTATAAGGTTATCAGTCGAAAGACTCCAGAAAGACGCTCTACGGTCCTGTATGTGACTGAGGTAATGGGTTAATGATCGACATTAATATCAATGACGGAGGGGCAACCCTCTTTTTTGAGCAGGCAGTTAAATTTGACGCACACGAGATTTTGAAAGATCATGGCTCACGCTTGCACAGACGAGCAGTAAGAAATGCCGTCTTTACTCGTGGATATTCCACGGGTGCTACAAGGCAGTCTATACATCTTACTGTCGGCCGTGACGAAGCGAGAGTGAAAACTGGTACAGATTATTCGGGTTATGTCGAAGTAGGAACACGCAAGATGGAAGCTCAACCATACATGGGGCCAGCTCTGGAAGAAACCATTCCAGATTTTGTAGCAGATTTAGAGAAAGGAATGACAGGTAAATGAAACAGCCAGATCAACAATTATTTGACGAGATTTACAAGCGTATTTCTTCACTTGACTATGATATTTATCTAGTTCTACCTGATATGTCTGCCAAATATCCATTCTGTGTAATGGGTGACACGCATTTGATGCCAAACCCTACCAAATCAGGGTTGATTGGTTTAGTAAGCACGAGAGTGCATGTCTGGGACGACATCAACAACCGCAGACGATTGTCAGACATAATCTACAAGATTCAAAACGAATTAAGCAAGATCAATCGTATCGAGAATAGAAGCTGGTCGATGGGCCTCTCTAGTAATAGTCAAATCATTAAAGACAACAGCACAGAAGAAACTCTATTCCATGCAGTCATTGACATGGAATTTAAATTTGTTTAAACGAAAGGAAAAAACTAAATGGTATTAGAACCACAAAAAGGTAAAGATCGGATTTTGATGTTCCGTAAAAAAGGCGACAAAACTGCTGCAGCTAAACTTGCTTTGCAAACTGAACACAAATGGGAATACGAACGTAAAACAGATAGCACAAAGACAAAAGACGGTGCTATTTCTGCTGCTGGTGGATTGGAAGTTACACTCTCAATCGAAGCAGTTGCGTCTCGTGACGAATTGAATAACATGCTTAAAAACTCTGTAATCGAAGGTTACGAGTTGGAAGTATGGGACATCGACCTTAAAGGCGAAAAACAAGGCGCAAAATACCCAGCATTGTATGCTATCGGTAAATTGAGCAAATGGGAAGTCCCCGCAAACGTTGAAGATCTCATCACTTTGCAAACTGAAATGGCAATCGATGGTAAACCAGTGGCAGGATATGCAACACTTACTGCAGAACAAGAAGCAGAAGTGCTTTATGCGTTTGCTGACACAACTGCAATCACTGGATAAGCAGTAACAATCACGAGGGCGAAAGCCCTCTTTTATTTTTACTAAAAAACACAAAGAAAAGGAAAAATCATAATGAAAACATTGACAATTAACGAACGTGAACACGAACTATCTTTTGGTATTGCATTTATCCGTGAACTTGATAAAAAATTCTGCTCTAGCGTGAATGGAATGAACTTCGGAGCTGGTGTCCGTTCTGCGGTTGTGTATCTCTTGGATGGAAACCCAACAATCTTGGTCGACATCATTCAGGCCGCAACTATCACGAATCGGAGCAAACTATCTGAAAAGGATATTGAGAAATGGCTTGAAGAACAAGATGATCTCGATGTTGTCTTCGATGATTTTTTAACATGTTTCAAGACCTCAAAACTGACCAAGAAGACAACGATGGCGATCGTGGAAGCGGTGGAACAAGCCTAAAGAAAACCACGGTCGAACTCACTTCTGAACAGACTTATGAAGACTTGATGGCAACTATCTTCGCTTTCTTTGGTATCACAGACTATGTGACTGCTCAACGCATGACGCTGAAAGAATTTAATATCAGACAGCGTGCAAGAGATATGCAGATGTTAGATGAAGAAAAGAGAGTGTATTTGCTCGCTTTTCAGATTCGACAAGCACAAGCGAGTAAGAAAGATGGAAGATATATCTTTGAGAAGTTCGAAGACTTTTACAATGAAGAAGAACGACGCAGAACAGTCTTGAATAGATCACAAGGCCCTGCAGTCAATCAAGAACTGATTGAGATCGCCAAAAGACTTCAAAAGAGGCGAAAGGAAGGAGGTATAGATGGCTGATAAGTCCTTTAAAGTAGAAGCCGTGCTGAAAGCCACTGATGCAGGTTATTTTGCAACGATGCAAAAAGCGGGCTCTGCGGTCGAAAATCTCACACAAAAGGCTGGTAAAGCTGGATCTAATATTTTTGGTTCACTTGAGAAAGTCGGAAAAGGGATGACGATTGCAGGGGCAGCAACCACTGCAATGGGTGTAAAAGCAGTAAAAGGCTTTGGAGACTTCGAGGCCTCACTCAACAAGGCAGCTATCGTAGCTGGTGGTACATCTAAGGACATTGAAGGTTTAGCAGATGTAGCCAACAGAATGGGTAAAGACTTGCCACTGTCTGCACAGGATGCAGCAGATGCAATGATTGTCATGGCCCAAAACGGTGCAAGCCTAGAAACTATTAAGAAGATTTTCCCAGCAATCGCACAAGCAGCAACTGCCTCTGGTGCTGATTTGGTCACAACTGCTGGGGTTGTACAACAAGCAATGAACGTTTGGGGAGATAGTATCGGATCTGCAGAACAGGCTGCAGCCGTATTGACCCAAACAGCGAACGTATCTAATGCATCTGTCGAGAGTATGGAGCAAGCCTTATCAAACGTGGCAAGTTCTTCTCGTTTGATGGGTGTGGATATGAAAGACGCATCTACTGCGATTGGTCTGATTACCAACACGGGTATGTCTGCAGCACAAGCATCACAAGACCTGAACCACGCTATGCTGAAGATGGCAGCGCCATCTAAAAAAGCAAGTAAGCTAATGAATAGTCTTGGCTTGAGCTATACAGATGCTGCAGGTAATATGAAGCCATTCAAGCAGATCTTGATCGAAGTAAACGATAAGATCAAAGATATGTCTCAGTCTGAAAAGGCTGCGACATTGAAGACTTTGTTTGATACCTCAGGGATGCAAGCTATCAGTCCATTGCTTGATAGTATTTCAAATAAAACCAAAGATGCCACCAAATCATGGGACGCTGCCAGAGGATCACTTGAAGAGGTGTCTCGTTCACAAGGTGATGCTGCTGCTTGGCTTGCTAGACAAGCAGAGGATATGCAGAACAACGTAGGTTCTAAACTTGAGCAAGTTGGAGGATCATGGGAAGCCTTACGCAATAAGGTTATGGCATCTAATAAAGGGATGCTCACAGGCTTATTGTCTGGGACATCAAAAACCATTGAATGGGCCACAGAAAGCGACAATGCAGTTGCTAAGGTTATTCGTGGCTTCGTTGGTATGTCTCCAGTTGTAGGGCCTGCAATGACTGCGGTTGGTTCAGCAATGACGCAAGCACGATCAATTGCGAATGGTCTCGGTTCTACGTTCAATTTTTTGAGAACAGCAATGACAAACCCTTGGACCTATGTGATCGTAGGTATCGCTCTAGTCATTAAGTACTTTGTTGATCTCTACAATCGTAGCGAATCATTCCGCAAAGCTGTAAACAATGTAGCTACCGCTGCAAAAACAGCATTTATGGATCTGTACGCAAAGATGAAGCCAGCTATAGATGGAATTGCTAAATTCTTTGGCAAGATCCCAAATGGTGGCGGTTTATTAACTGCAATTGCTGGTGTTGGTCTTTCTTTGGGCGGTGTATTTGCTATTTTAAAGAAAAACCCATTTAGTTTATTTGCCCGAAACGGCCAACAATCAATGGGGTTGCTTTCTAAACTCAACCCATTCAAGGGATTGGGTGCTAAAGCTACTACTGAATCAAAAGGAGTAGAAAACGCATTTAGGCAATCTGATGGAGTTATCAAGCAAATCTTCACTGGTCTTGGTGAAGGTATTAAATCAGCTCTTTCAGGGGTTGCTATCGCTGCAAAAGGCATCGGCTCTGGCCTTGCTACTGCGTTTCGTGGTATCGGTCAAGCACTAGCAATGGCTAACCCAGCAAACTTACTTGCGTTATCTGTCGCTATTTTGGCAGTTGGTGCTGCAATGGCACTTGCTGGTATGCAAGGCGCTGGAATCGCTCAAATCTTGCAAGGAATCGGTAGCGTGGTTCAATCTATTGGTCAAGCGTTTGCCACTGTAGCAACTGCGATCATCGGTGCATTTGCTCAAGCTATTGTAACAGTAGCGCCTGCAATTCAAGCGTTTGTTCCAGTTATTAAGGCTGTTGGTTCTGCGATTGCAGAAATCATTACTGCTGTAGGTGGTGTTGCCCCTCAATTGGCTGTATTAGTCAATGCATTTGGTACATCATTCAGCGCTATTATTCAAGCAGTTGGTTCTGCGGTTCAACAAATCGCATCTGGTATTTCTCAAATCGTGACAGCACTTGCTCCGATCGTAGAAACTATCGGAAATGTGATTGTTAAAGTAGCTGAAATCATCATGACGAACTTGCCACCAGTTCTACAAGCGGTAACTCCACTTGTGGAAGTGCTTGGTAAGGTCTTCACGACCACGGCACAGATCATTGCGGATGCGATTGTGCGAATCGTCCAAGTGCTACAACCAGTTATGCCAGCAGTCGCACAGATTGCGCAAGCGGTCGGTCAAGCAGTATCTTCTATTGCTCAAGCATTTGCTTCGATTGTCGGACAGATCGCACCAATTATCAACAGCATTGCAAACCTATTTACAAGTGTAGGTAACGCAATCAAGACTGCATTGAGTCCTGTTACTCCAATTCTTCGAGAATTTGGTAATGTGGTTAACACTGTGTTTAAAGGTGCATCTAATGTAATTAAATCGTTTGGCCAAGCTGTTAAAAGCATCTTGGACGGTGTCTCTGGTGTCATCAAGTCGATTGGTGGGGCTATCAAGGACGCTGGTGAAGGGTTCAAGCGTTTTGGACAAGGTGTAAAACTCGCAGGAGATCACGGACTACAAGCGGCCGCTGGTATCGGTGCAGTTGCTGCAGCGGTTCTCGGCCTTGGTGGTGCATCTGCTGGTGGGAACTTGAATGGATTCCGTGCTGATTTGGACAAATTAGACACGGTTATGTACAAGATCGGTAGTCGCAATGTAGGATCTATCTTCACACAGATGGCCTCTGGTATGCGATCTGCGGCCTCTGCGGTCAATCCACTTGCAAACGGTCTGCCAAAAGTTGCGACAGCAATGACGACAATTGGCCCTGCTGCAACAGCATCATCTAGTGGCATCCGATCATTTGGCACAGGATTCCAACAAATGGCATCCGCTGTTACTCGCTCTGCAGTGATGTTTACAATGCTAAACAGTCAGTTTGCATCATTCGGATCCGCTATTATAAATGCTACATCGTCATTGAGTGGATTTAACACAATGATTACCAGTGTGCAATCTGGATTCACGTATATCATTCAATCGATCACATCCTTTATCTCGGTATTAACAAGCCTTGGAAGTAGTATCCGTACAGTTCAAACGACTATAGCGCAACTTGGTACATCAATGGTACAATCTGCGTCTGGATTCTCACAACTTGGTAATGCTATGCGTACAGCTATGTCACAAGTTGTTACTGCGGTTAACACTGGAATCCAGCAAGCTAGATCTGCGCTATCTCAAGGCTTTGCAAGCATGAGTACAGTTGTATCTACTTCGATGAACAACGTAGCAATTAGTGTAAGAATGGCTATGACCACAATGAACATTTCTGTCACACAAGGAATGACTCAGATTGGTGCATCTATCAGAACCTCCATGACTTCTGTCAGCTCTATGATGCAAGCGATGTTGAATAATATTGTGACGACTATTTCAATGTCATTCCAGCGAATGACCATGACGATCACAATGGCAATGATGCAAGCAAGTATGGCTATCCAGTCGGGAATGATGCGCATGGTGTTGACAATGACTACCAGCGGTATGCAAATGGCTCAAATTGCACAGCGGACTGGCCAACAGATTTCACAAAATATCACGAACGGTATTAGAAATGGTGTCGGTAGCGCAAGAAGTGCGATGCACTCTATGATGCACGCTATCCAAGCAGTTGGAATGGCTGCGGTTGGGACAATGCGTTCAGTCGGTAGCATGATTGGTCATGGCTTGGCTCAAGGTATGTATTCTGCTCTTGGTGCAGTAACTGCTGCAGCAAATGCTCTTGTAGCACAGGCTGAACGTGCTGCGCAAGCAAAAGCTAAGATCCACAGTCCATCACGGCTGTTCCGTGATAATGTCGGTAAATTCTTGGCTCTCGGTGTGGCCGATGGTATTGACCGCAATGCATCAGAAGTATCGAAGTCAATGGAGAATTTGATTGACGATGCATCGCAGTACACTGCAAGCAATCCTCTCGGCTCTGGGTTTGATTACAACGGTGTAATCAATCACGAGATCAAAGAGGCTGACAGCCAAAATAAACCAATGCAATTAACTCTTGAATTGGGTGGTCGTGCCTTCTCTGCATTTGTAGAGGATATCACTACTGCACAAGGCAAGAGAGAGCGAATCAGATTAAAGACAAGTCCTCTGTAAAATGAGGGCTTTGCCTTTTTATAAAAATGTAGAAAGGGGGAAAAATGTATAAATTCACAGATACAAACGAGATTTTAAAAAGCTATGAAATGGGTATCCAGACGACATTCAACGGTAAGACGCTAGAACGTGAACTTACAAACGCAAATGGAGCATTTCAGACTGTCATGATCTCTGGTCGTGGTGTAGTAGATCAAGAGCATCAGACTGTTGATGTGACTGGTCGTGATGGTAAAGTCTTTAGGCGCAAGTCTTACAAAGAACGTGAAATTGAGATCACTGCTTTAATTTCTGGAATCAATAATTCAGCTTTTCGGCTACAATTTGAAAAACTGAATGAGCTACTAGATACGAATGAGCCAAGTGATTTGATTTTTGGTGATGAACCAGACCGAATCTATAAGGCGCAGTTTGAATCTGCAGATATTCCAGATGAAGAGAGCAACCAACAAATCATTAAATTGAAAATGATCTGTTATGATCCAAAGAAGATCACGAATAAGAAGACTGTTACTGGAAATCAGGTCAATTATGCAGGAAGTAAGGAAACGTACCCTAAGATTTCTTTTATGGTTGGTGTTAATGTGAATGAAATCAATCTTCTGCACGTTGAACAACAGAAGTATATTCGACTGAAAGGCACATACACACAGGGAAATCGCATTGAAATTGACATGAAAGAACGCACGATCAAGTTGAATGGCAGAAATGAGCTTAAAAATTTCGACATGGTGAACAGCAGATTTTTCTCTTTGCAAAAAGGGGCTAATACATTAAGATTGACCCCATCAAGTCAGTTAACGGTTGAATATAGTGAGGTGTATCAATGATTTATTTATTTAACAATAAAGAAGAGTTGATCCACATCATCAAAGAACAAGATCTGATTGAATTTACTCATAAAATCGAAATCAACACATTCGATGCTGCAGAGTTTGAACTTCCTATCGAGGCGATCGATAAAGAAATCATCGAACAGATGCGATTCTTTGGTTTCTTCGTGCGAGGTCGTCAATTCGGGGTGTTTAAAGCCTATGAAGTGACCACGACTGACAATTATGTTGTGAAAGGTCTTGACCGTGCAGAGAGCGATCTGCGGACGGTCCGAATCATTAAGGATAAGCGACTGCAAAGTGTCACTGCAGACCAAGCTTTGAATGTAGCATTAGAAGGAACTGGCTATCAGTTAGGTGAAAGAGAAGGTCTTACCAAAGTAAATAAGACCAACTTCTACTATATCAGCCCTCGTGAAGCTCTTGTAAAGATCATCGAGGCCTTTAACTGCGAATTTCGTGTACGATATGAGTTTGTAGAAAATAAAATCATCAATCGCTACATCGATCTATATCATCGGCAAGGCTCGTACTCTGGTGTGCAATTCGAGTATGGAAACAATGCTCTTGAAGTCACGATGGAAGAAGACTCTGATAATGTTGTCACTGCTCTTATTGGTCGTGGTAAAGGTGAAGAATCAACAGATTCCGAAGGCAATGCTACTGGTGGATATGGTCGAAGGATTGAGTTTACTGATATTGTCTGGACAAAGGCAAGTGGCAAGCCTATCGATAAGCCTGCTGGACAAAACTACATCGTTTTGAATGATGATATTGAGAATAAAGGACTTTATCAAAATGGCGAGCTAAAACATCGCTGGGGTGTGTTCGTTGATGAAGAAATTGAGGACAAGGAAGTTCTGCTCCAAGCGACATATCAAGAGCTTTTAAGACTTAACAATCCCATCCGCAAGTACAAGGCAAGCATCTTAGATCTACGCGATGACATTTGGCTTGGAGATCGTGTAGCAATCATCAAAGATTCTGCAAAACTATCATTTGAAGCCCGTATCTTTTCGATTACGATTGACAAACTCAATTTTGACCAGTCAGAAGTAGAACTCGGTGATTATGAGACTTTAAAAAGTCAGTCACAAAGTAGCTCGCTGAACGCCATCAAGGAAGCTGTCAGAGAGTTATCAGAAGAACAAGAGGCTTACAATCGAAAAGTCCAAGAGCTGATTGATAACAAGAACGCAGAAATTGCTGAAAAAATGCGTGTGATGCGTCTCGATATGGACAATGGCATTGAAGATGCCAAAAATAAGGCTGAAAAAGTAAAGCAAGAAGTCGCCGCCAAAGTTGATGAAACGGTTAAGGCTGCAAGTCAAAAAGCAAAGAACGAAATTACACAAGAGTTCAATGCA